AGCATACAACCCTATATCTTTAGATTGAGGGTTATTAGGGTCTTCTTTACCTATTATAGGTACTAAAGCATTATTTATTACGCCTGTCATACCTATTTCAAAGTTAGTACTACCACCAATACTGTTCTTACAATCTAAATCACCTGCTCTAATACTGTCCGAACCACTTACAGAACTCATACTAGGCAAAGAAAAACTCATTGAGTTACTATCTGCTATTACCTGTGAACTCAGTAATAATAAAATTAACCACCGTTTCACTTAAACCTCGAACATATCCTAGATTCTACTATAGGTTTAAAACTATCATTACCTCTAAGCTTAGATGTAGAACATATATACTTAGATTCTTTTACATTTTTATCACTAACATAAACATCAAATCTAACACGATGTAAATGTTGAACATTAACTATTTTATATCTTGTAACAAAGGGTATTGGTTCCCAATCTTTATCAAACACACCAATTTCATACCATTGCACATCTTTTCTTTTATTAAATATCTGCATTGTAGTCATCTTAGCAGTTGGTATAAACGACATTTTCCACTTAGGGTAAGTGGGTGTCATATCATGTGCTGCTACACTACTACATAGCAACAACCACAGTATTACTGGGCGATACATTCTGCTACTACAACTGCTGAATATGAACCACCAGGAAATGCTTTCTGTGAACCCCCACCGTAGGTAGCAACTGAAGTAACATTAAACCAAGTTGTTCCTGCTAGTGTTAAATTATAAACTCGCATTGCACCGCCATCTGCTGTTGTACTGGCTGCTTGATACGCACTCATACCACTTACACTTCCAGAAGCATATGCAACTGTTCCTGTCCATGTAACGGTATCACCTAAACTTGGACTTGAACTAAAAGAAGTAGGGTATTTTATTTGAGCTTTATAAGCATTAGCTAGCGAAGTATCAATTCTTATAACAGGTACTTGCCCATCACTTGCAGGTAGCGTTGTAAGCGTATACGCATTAGGATTTCCGTAATAACCAACAGTATCAGTATTAACTGTACATCTTGATTCTACATTACCATTAATATTAGTAACAGCTTCTGCCTTTTTAGGCATAAGTAAAGAACATCCAGTAAGTCCTACTACTAAAAATAAAGTTATTAATTTGTTCATTTATACTGCTCCTGTATCATTTCGTTGTGTAACTGCTCTTGTGTTAAACTTCTAAGTACTAACCTATTATCCACTATATCTTTGTCTTGTAGTACAATTGTATCTCTATAAGTTGTACTAGGAATCTTAGCAGTATAGTAAGAATTTATATTAGCTACTAAGTTCATTGCTTTTAAAATAGCTGCTTGACTTGACGCGTTTGCTATTGTTAAAGCATTTCCAGTAGAGGCTAATGCAATTTCTAATCGCTCTTTTTCTTCATCTTCTTCTTCTGTTTCTCTTTCTTCTTCTTCTTTATCCAGAAGTTTATCATCCGACTTCTCTGTTGCCTGTTCAACAAACTCATCGTCTAAGGCATCATATATTTCTATAACTGGTATAACTGGTAAAGGTGGTATGTAATTAGGGCAACTCTCATCATTTTGTGCATTCCTACATAAATCCCATCTGTACATATAAAGTATAGTTACATCTTCAATACTGCCTGTGCCTGTACCTCTAATCCTACCATCACCAAACTGCTCTATTGGTGTGTAAGGCAAGGGTATAACATTCTGTACCGTACCACCATACTGTCCATCCCAATCATGCTCCTCTTGAAACACATAACCACCACCAACTTTGTCGCTTTCTATTGTTACTGTAAAATCATCAACTACATTCTTAACTGTTGTGTAGTTGTAAAGCACACCACTTATATCTAAACCTTCTTCAACGCTGACACCTAAAGTGCCTGTATTCATTTTCCAAGTATTGCCATATATAGCAGCATTACTTGTATAGCCAAAGTCGTAACTAAAAGAATATAAAGGCAGCAGCAACAGTACCCATAATGCTAAGAGCCTTGTCACGCTTTTCTTGTAAAGTTGCTTCATTTATTTCCTTTGGCATTGGTATCTCATCTGTCTTAACTGCCCATGCTCTTTTTGCTTGGTCGCCTATTAAACCATCTATAGGGCAAGGCGTACCTGCTGACATCATTGCTGCCCAAACATCTGGGTCTTGACACATCACACTAACTGCTGCGACTTTCATTCCAAACATATACAGCTTTTGTGCTTTCTTTAACCTTAAACAATTCTCTTCTGTGTATGTTGTACCTACTGACAGTCCTAGTATCTGTGTCTGTACTGAACCACTAGAAGAAATCGTACATAAATCTGAGTTGTTGCCACTTCCAAACTGAGGTGCTATTGCACTAGGTGGTGGTGACTTAACTGTTGTAGTCTGCTCACCTGTCGTTGTAACTACACTTGTTGAATCTGTAACAATAGGGTCTGCTGCAAATACAGAACTTATTAAAAATAAAAATAAAATTAATTTACGCATATAAAGTATACCAACCAGTTACAATATATTTTTCATTACTAATAGGTGGGTTGCCTCTATGTGTTGCCATATAATTTGCAGGAAAAAAACATATCTTTCCTTTTTCTGCTTTTTCTCTATGTGCGTGATATAAAAATTCTGTTTCGCCACCTTCTTTTACATCATTTAAATATATTGTCCAAACTGCAATTCTATTAGAAGATGCTAAATTTGTATCTTCACAATGCCAAGTGTGAAAACCACCACCTATTTCTGTTTTTTGTAATTTTTGTTTTGTGCTTTTTATTACACCATCATCTAAATACAAAGTGTTGTAAATATCACAATATTCTTTAGCTGCTGCTGTTAAATATTCATTAACACGAGAAGTTAAAGTTCCATTTATTTCATCTAAAAATAATGATTTATCTTTTCTATTGTTTGTACCATTGTGTATTTTTTCATTTACAGAAATTGTACTTGGATTTTGTTTTTGTACAGTTTCAAAATAATTAATTAATTCATCACAAAGTTCATCTGAAACTTTAATACTTGAAACTACAATGCCACTACTATTTATTTCCAAGAGATATTCCTTTTTTAGCACTAACCAATTTATTAAATTCTGCTTGTCCTTTTACTGTTTCATTTCTAAAACTTTCTAAAGCAGCAGTTTGCCCTCTGTTAGTAGCTGACATTTCTATTTGTAATGTAGGCATCCAAGTTATAGCACAAGACCAATCATCAATTTCTTTTCCTGTGTTTGCATCTAATCCAACAACTTTTGTGTACCACATACACCTGTAGATTTTATTATCTCGTATCTCTTCACATTCACTTCCAAGAGGACAAGTAAACTCTACTTCTAAATCTTTGCCTTTAGGCATATTTTTACCTATAAATTATTTAGGATATTTATCTTTAACTGTTTTAATTGTTGCTTTCCATCCATCTAAACCATTATGATAAATATCATCAAGTTGTTCTGCAATAGACGGATATTCTTTTTCTCTTTTCCATCCATAAGTAGCTTCTAAAGTTGCTTTATCATTAGCAGCTTTAGTTGCAGCATCATTAACAGCTTTAGTTGCAGCAGTTTCAGCAGCATCTACTTCAGCTTTTTTAGTAGCATAATCATCTGTTATTGTTTTATAAACATCAATACTAGATAATGATGTGTTATGTGTTCCATCATTATACTCAACCCATCCAGAAGAACCGTTCCATTGTATTGCGTGTACATTTGCAGGTAAAACTACAGCATCTAATGTAACACCAGTACCATTTCTATCTACAAATTTATCATCTTTAATTATTGTAAGCGTTGCCATTATATCTCCTATTAATCGTAACTACAAAGTATTACATCAATGTATTGTGGTGTAGTAATTGAACCCGACATATTGTGAGAGTGTCCACTACCACCACCTGTATTTGACATATTTGCTGTATTTATAGCGTTAATTGCAGGTCCACCGTTTGTATTGTTTTGGTAATACTTTGTACCTGTACTACCACCACTTGCAAATTGAGCACCACCTGCTGTTGTATGATTGTGTGAAGGCATTTCACTTACAGATAAAGTATGTGAACCTGCTGCTAAGTTATGTGCAGGAGATGAAACTGCTGCACTACCACCTGTTCCACCACCAGTACCAGATACAACTCTTAACATTTTATCGTTTTGTGATGTTACTTTAGTCCACCCTGTAGGTGCGCCACTTTGAAAAAATGCCATTACAGTACCAGAAGGTATTGCTCCTCCTGCATCTGCCCAAGTTAAACCAC